TTATAAGGGCTTTTTTCGTTTAAACGCATCACCTAATGGTACGTTGTATATCGACAACAGCCTGACAGCAACATCAATAGGAGCCTTCCCAGGTTCTGATTCGTAGCGTGATAATGTTCTTTCAGATATATTGATCATGGTTGATATCTGTTTTTGAGAGCAACCGCTTTTTATTCGCGCTTCTTTTAAGTCTGGCATCATTTCATGATCACTCCTTAGTGCTAATTGTATGTTTACTGTCATCTGTCTAAATGTTACAATTTACCGCGAATAATCCTTTTAAATAGAAAGGAGACATACATTTCTTGCACATCTCCAGAGGGAGATGCTTGCTTCCTGATCTGCTCAAACAAAAGAAATGGACACAAACCTATTTTGCAAAAAGGACAGGCCGGAGCGTGCGCATGATATCCCACTTTTGCAATAATGAGCGGGCCATGTTGCCCGAGGATATGTATGTAGCCTCGATGGTGTTAGAATGCAAAATGGAGGATCTATATGAGTGGGTACATGAGAAGTAAGCATGCGGTTAATTCCGCTCTCCCCTGGTATTTTGGAACAATTTGTTCCAACGACCTATACCTATTTCATACTACCCACACCCCTTTTAAACTAAGTAATTACTACTATATGTCGGTATTTGAAAGCGTTTCCTTCACCTCTTTGCCACATTTCCTACTTAGGCATTAAATATGTCGAATTTTGTATATCGTTTGCCCTAATTATATACGAACGTAGGTTCCTGTTCAATAGAAAAGTTACCGTTTTGGTAACAATATTGCCACATTGGAAAGTTTCACTTGAATATTCTAAACATTTCGGCATAAAATAAGAACAAATGTTCTTAGAGGGTGATGAAATGCCTCCACATGATTTATCATCAGAGGATCAATCTTACGTTAAGCTATACCTCTTGTTGCCGCTGATCCTGTCGGCGTTTGAACGTGATAAGAAGATAGCCGAGAAGGTATTTAAAACGCCTAGACCATATATAAATCTGATGGAATCGGCCATGCGCAAAGTTGATGCGGATCTTAAAGAGGTTAGAAAGAGGTTTCGGGAGTTGGGTTTGAAAGTGTATGAGGAGCAACGGACGGACGATTTTATAGTTGCAAAATATCTTTGCCGGGGATACCACTATGATATGACGCTTAATGTAAAGCTTGTGGTTGCGGAGTCGAGTGTATTAATGGAGAAGTATTTGGGGTTAGATATCATGCAGTATATAGATACGTCTGTACTAGGCGGCAAAGAACAGTATGACGTGCCATCAGATAAAGTAAAGACCACTTAGGCTTTTAACCTTCGGTGGTCTTTGCTTTGTCACGTTCCATTTTCTCTTTCATGGCTTCTTGAATGTAACTATTCAAACTCATGCCCGCCGCCTCTGCGGCTTCTTTGTAGACCGCCTTAAGGCCCTTTTTGACATCAAGCGGTATCCTCTCGTAAGTCGCATCATTATATTTACGCTTGGCCTTATTGGCCGCTTCGCCTCTTGGGTTAGCCATAAATAACACCTCACTTTTGATACCATAATACACTAAAATATATACTCGTACAAGTAAAATAACTCTTGCATTTATACTCGTACGAGTATATAATAAAGATAGGAGGTGAGACAAGGATGAAGAAAAAGAGAAAGAAACAGCAAGATAATCGGGTTTCAAACATCGCGCTAATGACGGCCATCGTTAGCCTGATGAACTCGATTATCACCCTCATCATCACGTTGAGCCGCTAAACTCACAGCCCGCTTCGGCGGGCCCCCTTCTCGGGGATGGTGAAATATAAAGGTGCTGTTTCTTTCTCGTTTTATCCAGTATACCACAAAGGGGATTGAATTATGAATAAACTCACGGCAGCTATGATTATAAGCATCGTTGCATTATGTATAAGTGTTGTGTCTCTGATCTTGGTGTTGACGTGATAATGATAAAGCCCACCGACCATATAGGTTAGTGGGCTGTAGTTTGTTACTTGGCTTCTTCGCCTGCTGGCCGTAAACGACCGCCACGTGGCAATGCGCGAACCACTTGATTTTCGGTGAGAATTGCTTTAATATCGTGGTAGGATAAATGTAAATCAAGAAGATTAGAGATATGCCTTTCGACCGTAAGAACTGCCTCAAGTTCATCGGTTGTTAGGTGATCTCTTATTTTTTCGCCTTTTTTCAGTCCGAGTTCAGAGATTAGTCCTTTCGAATTCATACCCAAAGCACACTTATAAGCGAGTTCAGTGTAATGCTTATAGTAATGATGCTTATTCGGACTTTCCTCTACGTTATCGCGTATGGAGTCTGTGAGTGTGTGGCGTACAGTAATGCCAGCATCTCGTAAAACTTGTTGTGTAATGCGACCGGTTCGGATTGCCTCAACAATATCCCAAGTCCAGTCAATAAAAGCATCTGCATCAGGCTGCCGAGTGTGGCGACATACTTCATAAATTCCTCTTGGTGTATATGCAACATGTTCTCTTAGCCGACCGTCAACCCCTCTCAATTTGAGAGACCTTGATAACGGATCTAATCTGTCTTTGTTTCTAGCGTGGATATTAAGAATCGCTTGATTGGGGTCTGCAAATTTTAAAGCCGTTCCGATTTGTTCACGAGTCATGTAAATCTCGTTTGTATCCTCGTCCAACCAGAAATCACACTTAATCCCCAAAAACTCACCTTGCTTAACCAATCTCAATTTCATTCACACCGCTCCTTTTCTCGCACCTATAGTAGTTTAATCCGAAAGACACAGGCCAGAATAAGCAGCGAACAAAAAGCCCCGAGAATTTAACTTCCCAGGGCTTCTGACCGATGCTTTCGGATCTACTATTATCATAACCCAATTGGTGCAATTTGTAAACTAGACGATGTTGGGTTTATTTGTGTCATCGTCTTTTTTATCAATGAATCCCTTCCCAGCTTCCGGGTTACTTACGATCCCCAGTACAACCAGCACACCCAAAACGGCGTTTACAGCGGTCATAATCTCGTCGTATTTCTCCGGGGCAATAGAATATCCGAAGATGTTTCCAAACGCCTGTACAGCCAAAAGAATAGCCGATGCCAACGATACCCATACGCCGTAGTTTTTCCATTTGTTCATGATTACTTTGCCTCCTTATTAAAAAGCCCCAAATTGAAAAGCATCTGAATCATCTTGATTTCCGACAGGCTCTTATCTGCGCTGGTCTTGATGGCTCCGGCTGCTTTAGCGGCCCCTATAGCCTCAACGGCCCACGCTGGCGGTTCCTGGTTTCCAGAAATATTAATATGCTTCTCAATGGCTTCTACGCGCTTAGACAGCGCCTCAAATTCTTCTCTTGTCACTTCGTCGTCCTCCTTAGATATGATCCAATATTGTTTGGCTTCACGTTTAAATACCGACTCTTGGGCCTTGACTTTGCCATCATTGCGGACGCCTTGATCAATAAGTCCATCAGCGCCATATTTGCGGTTGTCGTGGTTAGGATCAAAGACATCAATCCATCCCGGCTTGCTGATCCCGACGAGCAAAATAAAATGACCGCCCCCGGTAAAGTGCCCTTTACCCATTGAGGCGATCACCAATTTCCCTTCTTTAAGCGCTGACTTTACAACTTCCAAGTTTCCAGTCTGCTTACATTCCAAACCATGATCCTTCGCAGCTTTTGCAAAGAACCCCCAAGCTGTCCCGTTGTTTGCGGTACGGTAGCCCTTTTTGATGGCGTAACGGCACATTTCAGGCGGTAGAATCTCCCTACCTAAGTAACTGCTCGCCGCCATGGCAAAACAAGTGGGACCGCATCCTGACGCCCCTATTGTCTCTCCTGCGTCCCCGTCAATGGTGTAAGGGGTATTCTTCCACCTGGGGTCCTCTTGGCTGTAGTAAACAAGCTTCATTCCCCTCCCCCTCCATTCTGTTCAGTGTTTGAATCCTCTTGCCCTTTTTTCACTCCGGCCTTTTCTTGCAATACAGCCACGGCGTTTATAAATGCTGGCGGCATCGGTATACCCATCTTCCCGGCGTTTTCGATGATCGAGAGCAATTCATTTGCAATGTAGAAAAAGATAACGGCGTCCCGGAGGAAATGCATATCCCCCAAAACACCGTCGATCACATGAGCCACAGTAACAAACAAGAAGATACCGACTTTTTTGGCTATACCGATGTAGCCTTTCATGCTTCGCAATTCGCCATTTATCCACGCCGCCGCCCAACCGGTTAAAAAATCGATAACAACCAAAATCAATAATGCGTTTAACATTGCTGTCCACCCTCCGTAGAGATACCCGACAATCGCCCCTAGCGCTGTAGATACCATTCTAATTATTTGAGGAGTGTTTTCATTCATCCCCGTTTCCCCCGATCACTATTTCTTCTCTTTTATTTCATCAAGACGCCTTTTAACGGCCTCCTCAATGCCTTGTAAAAACCTTTCCTCTTGTCCGGGATGATACCCCGCCACCGAAGATATAACGGCGCAAATATCGCTTACAGTAGGTTCGATTTCAATAGTCAATCGTTTGATTGTAGCCATGTTATTTCCCCTTTCAGGCATAATAAAAAGCCCCATCGTTTGATGGGACTGTCAAAATAAATACCTAATGATATAATAGGCAAAAAGGAGGTGTAAATTTGAAGAAATTAGGTATTTTTACTATTTTGGCATTTGTTTTTTTGGTTGGTTGTGGTGATTCTAAAACCAGCACAGCATCGCTAACCGCTTCTGACTACATTGATAAATTAAAAGAAGCTGGCCACCCAATAGGGTTGGTGGTCGATTACACTGCCGAAACAGACCCCAACGAACTGCTTGGGCGCCCCAACCAATACACATCTAAATCCAACTTTGCCGACACGACAATAGAACAATTAGATCCCACCGATCCTGATGGCGGAAGTGTTGAAGTTTTTAAAACGAAAAAGGATGCAGAAAACAGAAAGAAATACATAGACAATATTGGTGAGAGCATGCCGATGTTAACCGAGTACAGCTACATAAACGGCACCGCTTTATTACGTCTAAGCAAATCCCTTACTCCTGATCAGGCCGAAAAGTATAAAGGAACGTTTATGGAAATTAAATAAGAATTAAAAACGAGCTCTAGAATGATTTTCTAGGACTCGTTTTTTTGTTTATTTTTGAAGTTCTGATATTTTCGTTTCATATGTTTTGATATTTTTGCTAAACTGTTCAATCCTAGATTTGTATGATGCAATCATCTCTTCCTTTTTCTTGTCATCTAGGTTTTGATCATTTTTGACTTGCTCGATGCCAGTTTCAAGGTTACTTATTACTTCCTTTGCACTTTGTATAGAGTTTTGCAAGCTCTTTATTTGCTCGTTTTCATTTGAATTAGGTTCCACCACTTGTTCCTCCTTCGGTGTTGTGTTGGACTCAGGAGAAATATTGTTGTCAGACTTATCTGCTGTAACTGTTTTAGTGTCTGCTTTATACCCAGCATCGTAGCCTAGAGCATTAAGGACAGACCGAACAGGCAAATAAGTTGAACCTTGATAAACCAAGGGGTCAGCATCAAGTTGCTTTTCCTCACCGTTTACAACGAATTTGATCTTTGCGAAGGTTGCTTGAACAAACTCTTTTGCTGGTGCCGCCATTGTCGTAGTTGTCATTCCTATTAATACACCAATAAAAAGTATAGTCACAGTGTAAAGTACTTTTTTCATAAGTAGACCTCCTGCGTTTTTCCTACATTCTACATCAAAACACAGGTAAAATCATCCTATTTGTACACCGTTTACATAGACACCACCAGATGCTTCTAACCTTAATTCCCGATCGGCATGGATGTAACCATCTCTAGCAAACCAAATTTGCATATCATTGATTAGATCTTGAATTGCAAATACTAAGTTTCTTCCTGAAATACCGGAGTAAATGTTGATGTCAGCGAAATCCGATTTCATCTCTACTCCCTTCCCGCCTGAACTGCTTGTTCTTACGGTTGCGCCCGTCACTCGCCCACCTTCAATTTCAGAACCTATAATTGTTGATGCTCGTATAGTTCCTGAAAAGTCTCCATCGACACCACGGAGAGTCCCTGTAAACGTACCACCGGCTGCGGACAAGTCTCCCGAGAATGTACCTCCTGCTGCTACCAAATCCCCGGTGAATGTCCCCCCTGCCGCCTGAAGGTTACCGGTGAATGTTCCTGATGCTGCTTGTAGCTCCCCGTTAAACTTGTAGATGTTGTTTTGCGGATCGAAGTAAAGCGCATCAGTATATGAGCCGTTGCCATTTCCTTTTTGCATTCTGAATTCATCGGCATTCCATATAGAGCGGGCGCGTTTGTCGTAGCGTTCAGTTACAATGCCTTGGTCCGGTCCGATTTTAACGCCGTACATCCATTTATCCTTGCCGACGGTGGTGGTTTGGATGCGGTATATATCGTATTGGATACCATGGATGTAGTTTGCAATTTTTACGCTGCTGTTGATTCGTTCCCGTGGTGAGTAAGTATATTCGATGATCCGTTGCTGTTCGTTAATCCCAAGTTCCTCGTCGATAACATCAACCGTGTCGCCTAGCTCAAAGTATTCTAAGCCCTTAAATTCAGGTAGCGTATTAAGTTCCAACACATTTACCTCATAGGCTGTCAACACCTGTCCAGATTGCCCGTTAACGTCTTTAACAATGCCCCGAAGGTTTTTACCTAGGCGAAACTGCACGCCCCTGTCTTGGCCCCTGCGATTAAGTAGTGACACCGAGTATCCGAAATACATCAATTCTCCGCCAGTTTGCTCGGCAATCGTTCTGACAACGGCCCGAGCGTCGATGTTTTCCTTTAGATCAATGCTTATCAATCCGGTAGGCTCTACGGTACCAACAGAAAATCCGGTGCCTTCTAAGGCCCTTTGGAGTAGTTGAAACGGCGTTCCCGTGTGGATGAATCCACCTTCAAACAAACGAAAGAGCAGATCATAACCGACCTGCTCACATTCGACTGCTATTTCAATTGTTCCAGCGTCTGATCTTGTGCGCCTGTGATGGATGATGTTAAAAAGTTGGCCTTCAACTTGGGCGAAGTTACCGACTTGGATATACTGGCTTTTGTCCTCGTCCATATAGACGGAAAATCTAAGCGTATAAGCGCCGTTTATCTGCTCGTTGATCTCGTCATTAAAGTAATCTTCCAGCACCGCTACGGGCTTTCTTGATCTGTTTAAGATGGTTATCAATGTATCACCTCCAATATTTTACGCCATAGTTTTATCCTATCCCGCCTTAATAGCTGTCTTGTACGGATCAGGTATGTCTTCCAAAACAACACGGCTCATGCTGAGTAAAAAGAGATAAAGGCGAAGTTTTCTTGCATCCAGTTCTTCCACGCTTTACACCCCCAATTGTAATGCAGTGAGATCGGCGACAAGTTGTTTTAGCTCGGCTATTTCTTCTTCCAGTGTTTTAGTAGCTACTGGACTTTCTGGCTTGTAACTTTCAAAGATTTCGTTAAATCCAACTCCGTCGATGTTCTTTACGCGAAGAGATTCTCCTGCGTTCTGTCGGTTAAAAAATTGCTTGTACAGTTCCTCAGATATTTCCCTATCGCCATCACTCGCCAGTTCGGGGATTGATTCTTTAAAACCAAACCCATCAGAGGTCAAAAAGATATATTTAGGCATTGATCACACCATCCTTTTAGTAGCCAATTGACATCCATTTGTATTTGTATTTTACATTGGCGGTGCCGCGAGCATAGATGCGGAATTGAGTGCTGTTGAGTGCAAAAACACTACCCGATCCCGCACTAAGATTAGCGTCAGATGCCGTTTGACTTGACATTGACATTACGATATTAGATGTAGTATGGGCATGAGGAAATGTCCATGCTCCCGTGTCGTAGACTCCACTGCTATTCATCGTTAGGTCAGCAGTGCCCCACTGTATTATAAGGCCTGACGCAAGCGTCTGATATCCACTTTCTGCCAATTCAACCTGATTATTTTCCGTATTAAAAGTTTGCGACCAACGAGACCAACCGCTATCGTAAATACGAGAGTACTCCGTACGTGTATAACCGGCCTCATAGTAAATTGTTTGCTTTATAAAAAGGTTTTGCCTTTCTACTCTTAAGATGATTAAGCGTGCAGTAGAAGAGGTTACGGGTTCATTACCTTTAGCCCCCGTAATAATACCAGAGTAGACACCTTGTGCAGTCAACTCATTAAAATCTGAAAAATCAGGAATCGCTTTGAACAACCCGATAAATCCGCTGTTGTTTATTGTATCAACTGCGCTTTGATTCGCTTTTCCAGATAATGCATTCGTCACATCTGCCAAATGTTCATCAGAGGAATCTAATCTAGCCCCCAATACAGGGTATCCACCCCGAGCGTCAACAATTTCTGTGTTGTCATTTCCGGACTGTGCAACAATTTCACTAATACGTCCATTAACATTATCGATGGCTTCTTTTACATCATCCCCAGGCACTTGCCCTGTGTACATTATATCTTCTGCCTTGTGCGCCGTTTTAGAGCCTATGTGACCGGTCAATTCAGTATTCAGATTCTGAAAGTTTTGGTTGATCTTTGGGTTACTGACTCTTAGTTTCTCATTAAGAGGTATATTCTGAATATCAGCCATTACGTTCCCCTCCCTTATGCTGGGTACTTAGCGTTAAATATGACATCAACAGTTACATTGAGGTTTGTTCCGCCCACAATCAAATCAGATGTTCCAGGCGGTAACTTACCAAAGTTCGCGTTTGTGTTTTGCAACACGTTTTGCGTTCCGATTCTTGCGGTTTTGCGTTTAAAGTCAATTGTCAAAGTCCCGCTCATAGGCGAGATATATGAAAAAACAACGCCGCCTATCGTAAGTGAAAGAGTAGAAAAAGAACCCGTCACTTCCACGACAGGTTCGATGTTTAATTTTCCAAAGTTATTAATTTGAACCGTTCCCGGACCGTTAAAGCTGAAAGAGTAATCATCCGACCATGAGAAATCATCATCCCATGTGTAGTCCGTGTCCCAGGTAAGTAAATCGGATGTTGATTGGACCCCGTATGCAAACGGATCATAAGCCGTAAACGGCAGGGTGAACAGCCCCAGTCCTACGGCCCTGTTAATTTGGAGGTCTCCGCTATACCTGACATAATACTGCCTGTCTGGTTGATTGCGAAAAATAAGCGGCATAGTTTTCGGCTTGCCATCAGGGCCGATCAAATAGGCTGCCAAATCAGAGACTAGCTTTTGTAATTCAATCGAATTACGAGCCACCAATGCGCATTCTAGTGGCATCTGTCGCGGGCCCAAATATGCACCGAAATCATAGGCTCCATGCATATTGGGTATTGAAACAATGTTATCCACCGTTGGAGGAGCAATAGGGCGCTGCGATTCTCGCAACACCCTCATACCAAGCTCCCGTGGAGTTTTGTCACCTAGATATAAAACTACATCTGCACTCACCCGGGTGCACCTCCCAACCCTCTTGTATTGCTTGTGATTACGCCGCCCAATTTTTGAGCGAGTACGTTGATATCGTTGTCGTTTCTGACATGGAAATTAGCCCCCCGGAACATGTCCGCGAAGTTGTTTGTGATTTGGCTTCCTCCCGCCGTTGCCCCTGGGTGATTATCAACAATCCCTCCCGCTGGAATAGCAATAGAATTCATGCCAGGGATCGCCGCACTTGCAAGGGCTTGGGCTTGCCGCTCGATGTCGGAAACCTTGTCCTTTAGACCAAGTTCAAATCCTTCCCCTGTAAACTCGCCAATCTCCCTCATAACCCTAGAAGGTGACTTGATTGTCAGTTTATTCCTGAATGTCTTAGGAACGCTTGTAGCTGTTACGCCCGCCCATTCCGAAATTTTGTTGCCCATGGAATTAAGCCCATCAAGCAGACCCTGTACAATGTTCTGGCCTATTTCCTTAAGATTGATGCTCTTCAAAAAGTTTTGAATATCGTTCCAGACATTTACGAAAAACTGCTTGGCTTGCTCTAATTTTGCGGATACACCAGCTTTAAGTTCTTCGAACTTTTGGAGTCCTTCTGTTTTTACGTTGTTGAATATTTCCTTCGCCTTGTTCCACAAGTCACTAAAAAATTTTTTCATCCCCTGGTCTATTTCGTACGTGATACGCATCCAACCGGCCTTAAAGCTTTCCCATCTGCTTAAAATCTCGCCGGTCTCCCAATCGACATTATCAATATGGCTCTTGGCTTGCTTTTTGGCTTCGTCGACAACCTTGGTATGCATATCCTCGGCTTGCTTTACAGATTCGTCACGTTGCCGCTTGGCTTCGGCTATCAGCTTGTCGGCCTGTTCTGCGGTTATAGTGCCCATCTCGTCGCGTTGCTTTTTGATTTGAGCGACGACCACCTGGTATTGGTCTTCTGCTGTCTTTTTGGCTTCATCACGCTGTTTGATGCTGTTTTTGACTACTTCGGCGGCTTGTTGTGCAGTCAGGTCAGACGCTTCTTCTTTCAAACGTTCCAACAGTTCCGTTTGTTGGTCCACGCTATCCGTAAGGACTTGCACGGCGGTACCTGTCATGCTTTCCTGGATCTTTACGATCTCGTCATATTCCTGTTGCGTTATGCCACGCTTTTGTTTCATAGCGGCGAGCATGATTTTGGCCACGCGGTTTTGACCATCTTGCAGTTCTTTTTCCTGGGAAGCCTGGGCTTCCTTAAGCCGATTTAATGCTTCCTCTTTCTCTTTGGCCGTTAATTCCTTGGAGTTAGCAAGGAAGATTTGCATTTGGGAAAGCTGCGTTTGATGGTCCTTCTTCATTTTGTCGGTGATCTCGTCGCCCATGGCAAAAAATGTATCCGCAATGTTTGATGCGGTCTCTTCGGTAACAGCACGACCGGACCACTTCAAAGAATTGAGTTCAACCATGGCCTTGTTTCGAAGACCAAGGAACGCGTCGACAACCTCCTCAGACGCTGTTTCTGCGCTCTCTCCCAAATCTTCCATGGCCGGTACGACCCCATTAACAACGGAGTCAGTGAACTCATCCGCTGACAGAGTGGCTGCATCAAAACCGGTTGTGAGGCCCCCTAATCCGGCTCCGCCTCCACCGCCAGTATCTGCGCCGCCAGTCTTGGATTCAATTGATTTCAACTTTTCTTCCAAGGCTTCAAGTGATTTTACCTGTTCGTCAATCACCGGGGCGATGTTAACCGCTTCTTTTACAGCATCGCCCATGCTCTGCATTTCGGAGTTAAGACCATTTTTAAACGCATCAGCAAATGATTGCCCAGCGTCCTGCCATTTCGGGTTGTATGTTTGAAGAAGGCGGATAATCTCATCATTGTTCTTTGCAACAATCAGCTTGCGGGCCTCGGCTTGAAGGTTTTCCTGCTGTGTAAGTTGGTCGAAATGTTCTTTAAACTTATCCTTCTGCGCCTGGAGTTCAGATTGGACCGAGGTTGTCCGTTCCTTCTCCGTCTCCTTCAACCCTTCATAGTGATCTTTAAGAGCCGTCTTCTGCTCGGATAACCCAGCTTGAACTGCTGCTGTGCGCTCCTTCTCTTGTTCCTTAATCGCATCAATCTCGGCCTTTAACTGCTCTTTACGGAGATTGGCCGCCTCTTTCGCTGCATCAATTTGAGCCTTTAGCGCTTCTTTTTGTGTTTTCCGCTGCTCAAGCAATTGTGAACGCTCGTAATCCGCGATGGTCTTTGCTAGGTCCTTTTGGATTCTTTCTCGTTCCTCTGCCGTTTCCGCAGCAAGTAACTGTTTGTTTAGCTCGGCAACTTTTGCCTGATGCTCTTGCTCCTTCGCAGCCTTTTCCTCGGCTTCGGTTTGTCCGTCAATTGCATCGATTTGATCTTGAAGACCCTTCACCTGTTTGTAAAGTTCTTCGTCTATCAACTTTAGCTTTTCGGTGTATTCCTGATCGTAAATTTTCAGCCGGGCGTCCGATGCTTTCTTTTCAGCGTCGATTTGTTTATCAAGCGCTTTGGTTCGGTCTTCCTGTTCTGACTCCAAGTTTTTAATGATTTGCTCGGAAGACTTTTTCTCCGCTTCAATTCTCTTGTCGATTGCCGCTGTCTGCGCTTTCTCTTGCTCCTCGTATTGCTTTTTCAACGAAGTAACAATCGCATCGCCAAGCTTATTAATCATGTCCGTGTTTTTGGACAATTCATTTTTAGCCTGGTCAATTTGCTCTCTTAGCGCATCCGTAACGCCTTTGAGGTTTTCTTTGGCATCCTTAGCGGCCTTTTTGGTGCCGCCGCCTACCCCGGAAGCGATTTTGTCCCCTAATTCCTTGGCTTGTGCTCCTGAAGTTTTGGAGGTATCGGCAAGAGATTGCTTCGCACTATCACGGAAATTTTTAAAGCTACCGGATGCCCTATTAAACGCCTTTTCTGACGCCTCTCCGTAAGTTTGTACAGCCGGGATAGATTGCTGGCTCATGTATCTATTAACAGCCACGAAAGCCGCGATAAGCGCTCCTATGGCTGTTATAACAAGTCCAATAGGGCCGAGCATTCCTCTGATGGCTACACCCATGATACTCGCCGCCCGGGAGGCTATGGTCATACCGCCCGCCGAAGCTGTGGCAGCCGTTGAAAAAGCGGCTGTAGCGACGGCGGCGGTCTTGTTAGCCGTTGTGATCGCTCCGATTGCGCCCGATAGTTTTGAGAATATCCCGATCATGCCGGATACTGACGATGTAATTTTGCCTAAGATAATCAGTAGCGGACCGGCAACCGTAACAACTCCGGCAATGCCAACCACGGTATTCCTTGTTGAATCATCCAAATTAGCGAACCAAGTCGCCCCTGCGGCCAATTTTTCAATGAGCGGCTGTAAGCTATCGAGCAGTTTCATCATTGCCGGAATCAGCGCTTCGCCCAAAGTGATCGCCGCATCCGTCAAGCGATTTTTAAATATTTTGAGTTGGGATTCTGTCGTGGCATAACGTTGCTCAGCCTCATTAGTCAGCGCCACATTCTCATCCCAAGCACGATTAGCTAGTTCCAACGAATTACGCATAACATCCCCAGCACCTGCCGACCGGAGTAAAGCGTCCCGCAGGCGGATTTCAGACAATCCGAGAGCATCGATGACCCCGAACGTATTCCCGCCAGCTTCGTTAATCTTGCCCAGTCCCTCAATAAAGGCAAGTATGGCCTGTGCTGCATCATCTTTAAATGTTTTAGTAAATTGGGCTGATGTCATACCCGCTACAGCAGCAAAATTCTCCAGATCCTTGCCGCCAGAATTGACAGATGATGCTATCTCAATCATTAGCCTCGAAATAGCAGTACCACCAGCCTCAGCTTCAATACCAACCGATGACAAAGACCCTGCAAAGGCTAAAATTTGATCCTCTGTCAATCCGATAGTATTACCAGCGCCAGCTATACGCAGACCCATTTCTACGATCTCGGACTCTGTTGTTGCTAAGTTATTACCTAGGGCGACGATGGTTGATCCGAGTCGATCAAACTGACTCTGTGGCATTTGAGTGATGTTTGCGAGCCGTGCAAGTGCCGTGGCCGCCTGATCGCTGCTTAAGTTTGTAGCAACACCCAAGTCAACCATGGTCCGCGAAAATCCAAGGATTGCATCGGTTTTAATCCCGAGTTGTCCCGCTGCTTCTCCAACCCTTGCGATTTCTGTTGCGGCGACCGGAATTTCTTTGGACATCTCGCGTATGCCCGTACTAAGGTGGGCAAATTGCGCTTCCGTTGCATCAACTGTCTTTCTTACGCCTGCAAATGCACTTTCAAAGTCAATAGCCGCTTTAACCGACAAACCACCAACGGCAGCTAATGGGGCGGTGACGGACATGGTGAGTCCTTGCCCGGCCTTGGTCATTGCGTCACCGGCAGTCTGTAACTTGTTGCTTACTCCACCAAGGGTCTGAGAAAGCTTGTTCCAACCTGATTCCTGCTTTATAATTTCAGCGTTTGTTTTATTTAATTCGGCGGCCAACTTAGCATACTCCGCCTCGGCTTTATTGGCTTTTGTGGTGTTGGAGTCGATTGATTTCGCATTACTTTCGATGGTTTTGGATGTCTTTTGATACTCCTGGTTAAGTGCATCCAGTTCCGCTTTAAGTTTTTGCGTTTCTTCCGATTCCTTGCCGGTTGCTTTAGCGCTGGCCTCGTACGCTGCCTGTGTTGCAGCGATCCTTTGCTTGAGCGATTCCGCAGCCTGGCTGTTTTTGTCCATGTTGTCTTTGGATTTTTGTAAGGCTTCGTGATAAGCCGTTACTTTAGCCCGCTGAATGTCCATTTGCCGGTTAAGCGCATCAGATTTCAACTTCAGTGCATCGGTGCCGCTTCCGTAGGCTTTCAGGACCGCCGATCCTTTGTCGAATTCTGATTTAACCAACTTCATTTGGCGATCCAGACCGGATAATGTTTTCTCTAGCCCGGAATCATCAATTGCTATCCTGGTGACTAGACCGGCGACTTCGATGTTCTCCGCCATATTTTACCCTCACCCCCTGTCCGTCACAGTCCCATTGAATCGAGGAGACTATCTTGTTCTTGCTTGGCTTCTCGACCCGAATGTTTCAAAAGTTGGAAATAAAAAAAGATATCCATCTCGTCGATTTGGGCAAGTGTCCATCCTTGTTTCATGAGATTAAGATAAAAGTCATTTATAAAGTCCTGAGGATCATAATCCTCGTTTAGGCGTTTGGGTCCGGCTCTGCTCCGATTGCTTCCGATCCCCCGTTAATGATCTCCTCACAGATCGCAACAACGGTAGTCAAAACCTTACGGGCGTCAATGCCGTCATAGCACTGATCAAAGGTAAACTGATTGCCGAATGCAGAAACGATAAAATCGATAAGCGAATCTACGGTTTCCGCTTGAACGCCTTCGCTCAATTGCTTTTGCATTTCCAACGTCTTTCTGAAAACACGTCCCGGGACAAACGACTGAACAAACTCTTTTTCTTGACCTTCGATTACCAGTTTAATTTTCATGTTCTTTCTCCTTTCAAATTAAAAGGGGCGGCGAACCGCCCCATCATGGTTTAAGGTGTTGGCACCCAATCAAGCACTGCACGGTACTTAACCTTGGCCTTTGTGAACACGATGAACTCATATTTCCCTGCTGGGTTCGTTTCTTTAAACCACAGCGTTTCATCAGCATTCGGGACCAGGTTAACCCCATCGCGGGTGATATAAATCAAGTTGTTTTCTGCGAGGGAAATTCTCGCTCCGCTTGAATCCTTCAGTTCGAACTCAACGTGATTTACTCCGTTGTGCTCTCCCTCTTGCCCCGTTGGATTCCATGTCGCCTCAAGCGGAGGTGTTAATTTGGGAGGTATACCGTATCGAAGAATTTGCTTAAGAATTCGGTTGTAACTCCTGCATCACCGTCAGTTACAGAGTACTGCCAGCGCTCATCCGTAGAGCGCGAGATAAACGTCGCGTTAAGGGTAGGCGTTTGGTATGCCGGTGTATCTGCCTTCGTATTGGCCTCCTCGGACCCGAGAGTAAAGCGGCCCTTATACAGCCATACATACCGGAACTTGCCGTTAGAAAGGCGACGACGGTAACCAAGGGCTACATACGGGCCCAAGTCCGTGGACCTTTTATCAAGGCCTCCGTTATCATCAATCGTATGACCGAGCAAAATAGCTTGATCCTCCGTTGCAACCTCGGCCACATTGAGGGTTACAGCCACATCACCCATCGAACTTACAGTGTCATATGCCATATCATCAGCGTATAGGGTTGCACTATTAACCGTTGGTGTGATGGTCGCCTGAATAGCCCCGGGAATACGTTTAGGGACCCCATATGTTTCGGTTACTTCGTCAGACATTACGGCATAGTACAACGAATCTAAGCCGACAGGAATTTGTTTCTTTCCAGCCATTTTTTCACTCTCCCATTTCAAATTAAAAAAGACCCGTTTGGGGTCGTTTTGTTGTGTGATTATTCTGTTTCCAGCAGCACCGTGCGGTACCGCAGTGATTTATGATAGACCTGTACGTCTTTTTCGTACTGATCCGTTGCCAGCGTCCGACCCCATCCATGTTCCTTCATGGTCCGGTCCACCTCACCGGAAATAGCCGACGTGCTTTCCTTTGACCATACGTCGATTTGAATGATCACTTCGGACGCATACGCACGATCATCAGCAAAATACCGATCGAGGTTCGTCACTTCAAAAAATGTTATCCGTGGATATCCATGCGCCTCTGGAGCTACAAGTTGATAAATATGCTCGCCTCCAAGCAGTGAAACAAGGGTTGCATTCGACAAAAGGGCGCTTCGGACGCTCTTTTTTACATCGGTAATCATCCGCCTTTCAGCCCCCCTTTGAATGCATCAACCAAGACCTGAAGCGCTTGGGACCGACGGGCACGGAAAGCAGGATCTTTGTACGGCTGCGCGGCCATTTTTGAAGTCCCAAACTCTAGGAAGTGCCCCCGCCAACTCGTCTTTTTGGATTGTCGGACAAGAACATATTTCATCCCGTCTTTTCGAGCCACCCGAGATACATAAATGTCATCGCGAATATGCGGCCCCTGGTCCGAAACTGCGACTATTGACCTTTCCTCTTGGGCAATGAGTTCTCCGGCCTCTCTTAACGCCTTACTCTCAACCTTAGCCGAGGCTTCCCCAAGACGGCGGCGGATGTCGGCAAGAAAAGCGTCTACGCCTTGCAATTCTATGCCGCTCATCCATCCTCACGCTCCATTACCATGATCCAAGTTTCAGTACCGTCACCCTGAATATCATCTAAAACGGCCTTGATGTCGTAAATTCGGTCAACTTCTTTTTCGCCGACCGTCTTTTTACCGTGAATAACACGCATATCCGCAGTGACACCGGTACGAAATCTGATTTCAAGTTGAAGCATTTTGTCCACGTTTAAACCGTCGGCCTGAAAGGTTTCCCTCCACCTGGAGGTCAGGGGCTTACGTGCAGCCCAAAGTGTCATCCAATCAGCCCAAACGCTCTTGGAAATGCCTTCGTCGTCAGTGACAGTTTGTTTACTCTGTATCCGAATCCTGCGGTTGTACTTTTTCGGATTTGTCAGCTTCTGTGCCATGCGGTTCACCCGCCTCTACTTGCCCCGATTTGGCCCGGCCTCTTGACTTGATCTCTTGCCCGATCCAACCGCCATTTTGCAGTTTTTCAATACGCTCCTTGTTGGAGGATTCGAACTTACTGCCGATTTCGTAGATATCAGAGGTTTCACGGTCCCGGAATTTCTTTAAAACCGGATATTTCGCCATACTTATCACCCCGTTTTCAGTTGCAAAATGATCGATATAAGAGAAAAATTCACTTCATCGATCTTGATACCTGGGTTGCGGTTCTCGTAGTTCAAAGCGACAAGAAGCATGACCGCCAGTTGATATTTGGCGGTCTCCTTCTTGTCTGCCGGTACTCCCGCTTCGGCCAGGTATTCTTCCGCCGAGGACATCAAAAAAGCGAGGTAATCATCATCCTCGCTGCCATCAATCCTCAAATGCGATTTTAAAAGATCAATACTTAGCGGCATCTTATCCACCCCTTTCTATGGGGTCGGGACCCAATCCAGCGTCGCGGCGTACAATTTACTGCTAACGGTCAGCACTTCAAATGCGTACTTACCCGCCGGGTTGTTGTCGCTGAACCAAAGTGTCTCCTGATCATCCGGCGCTAGGTCCTTACCGTCTTTCTTGATATACACCACCGCTCCAGCAGCGAGGGAAATACGGGCTCCTCCTCCATCCAACAGTTCGAACTCGGTGTGATTCACACCATTATGTTCTCCCTCTCGGCCTGTTGGTTTAAATGTTGCGGGAGAAGGAGTTACGCCTTTTTTGCGATACGGAATGCGGATTTCAGAAGCAGTTGTTGGTCGAACCATGCAGTCAGTACAAACAGATAGTCGCCAGATTTTACGTCTTTGTCTGTTTCATAAATCAAGGAACCGTCATAGTTCAAGCGCGCGTAACTGAAATCACCGACGATAGGATCAACGGCGGAGTCAGAGAAGACTACCGGTTTGCCTAGGACTTGCTCCGGCTGTGCATTGTACAGCGTAGTACTTCCGTTAGCCAAAGTCTCGATGATATCCATGTAGTCGGCGTAACGCATAACAATCTTGGCTCTTTCCCGATAATCTTCGTGCAAATCGGCGATTGCGGCCTTGATTGCCTTGTACAGATCAGCGCCCGTTACCTGTTTAACAGCATTCTGAGTAGAGTAAAACGACATGTGCTCTTCTCCTGCTTTCGGGGTAGTGGCAAATGATACTTTCTTTTCCTTTGCGGCCAGACCGGAACGAAGCGCGTTCTCCACATAGTTCACCAGATCCAGATCAGAGCCGTGAATGACAGTGTCAGAAATAGCAGCAAAAATTTTAAACTTGTTGCGTCCGAAAGTTACTTTATCCCCGGTCAGTGCAAGTTCCTTCGCTGTTTGTTCATCTGTAATGAAGTCGTCATCTGCGATGGAATAAGCGATTTTCGGCAACTCAAGCCCTTTGATATTGGACATTCCGATCACATTGCGGAGTGGATTGGTTGTGAGTGGTTCGGAAATCAACTCATTGCTAAGGTTGGTCGGCAAAAAGTTTTCTCCGCCCGTTCCGTTGCCAGTAGGAATTGCGCGCAACGCGTTCAATGCATCTTGTGAAACTGGACGCCCCTGAATTGTTGCACGGATGAATTCAGCCTTTGCAGCAATCAGTTTCTCCTTATCATTACCGGCAGCGAAAACAGGGTTTTCACGATTCAACTTTGCTTGCTGCTCCTTTTCCATCTTGTCGTGCTGCTCTTTCAACAGATCAAAGCGATCCTGCAAGTCGTTCTTCTCGCTTTTCAGATCATTAATTTCGTTCATTGGCACGGAAGGGTTCGCCAATTTGTCGACCAGTTGGTTTTCGATATTTTGCAGTTGAGCGCCTACTGTTGCCATTTTGTTTTTCAATTCAAACAGTGTATTCATTTTTACAATCCCCCTAGGATATCAGTTATTTTTTCGAGGTTTTCTTTCGATTCAGCCAGCATTTTTTGCCGTTCTGAGTCAGGCATCACGTTGTTTTCAGTCTTGATGAGTGCGCTTTTGATCGATTCAGGCACGTTTTTGAACCTGCTAAGCAGTTCCGCGTCTACGCTGGCAGCGATCTCTTTCGCCTCGACGACTTGATCACACAAACCATATTCAAGGCATTCCTGGGCCGTGAGCCAGGTTTCATCGTCCAAGAGCTCCACAAGCTTTTCGCGCGATAGCTTATCGCCCGTCTTTCCAAGGTAGGCTTCCATGATGCTTTCGCGGATTCTATCCAGGTCGTCTGCCTGTTTTCTCAATTCCTGCGCATTCCCCATGGCCAATGTCCATGGATTATGAACCATCATCATGGCATTCCGGGGCATAATTACGTTGTCAGCAGCCATCGGAATCACACTGGATATACTCGCAGCGATTCCGTCGACGTGAGCGTTGACCCTGGCCTTATGGCGTTTCAAGATGGTGTAAATCGCTTGCCCTTGGAATACGGACCCGCCGGGAGAGTTAATATACACATTTAGAGTGTGGATGTCTCCAAGGGCGTCAAGTTCGTCCTTAAAGCTTTGCGCCGTGGTCTCGGAGTCGTCCCATTTGTACGAAACAATATCACCGTAGATGTATAACTCACCGGTCCCGTTTACAGCATTTTTGAAGTCCCAAAATTGTTTTTTCACTGTGATTTCACCTCCTTCCCGGTCCTCAAAGGATCATCAATTGGCGCTAAATCTTTGCTCATGTAAAGCTTGTCTCCACCTTCCGCAGGAGGCAGTTCTTCAAAAGCACGTACCTCGTTTGGCTTGAACCATCCTGAACGGATGCCTTTGAAGTAAAACTCTCCCCTAGTCCGTGTATCGCCACGCAAAAAAGCGCCCTGATTGAACTTGAAATAAAGTCCCCTTCGGCGCTCTTCTGGAGTAAGCAATTTGCGATTGAATTCCTGTTCATATTGGCGAAGAATAGGCATAAGCGTGTTTTGCACAAAGTCCAACGATAACTGCTCCATGCTGTTGTAACTGACTCCGTCAGTCTGACCAAGCATATGAACCGGCATATTGTAGACCATGGCAACCCGGGCTTTGGTGATTTTTTCGACTTCAAACACCTTGGAATCAATAAAGCTCCTCTGGATGGGAGAAATGTCAACTCCCGATTCCTGAATGATGACCCCGCCGTTATCCTTGTAGAACTGCTTAAAGTTATCCAGGATTTCTTTCTTTTTTTCTGCTGATAAGTGCGTTGCCATCTTAAGAACGAACGATGCTTTCACCGCCATATCCATCGAATCAAGGCTGAATTGACGCACTTTTTGATCAAAATCAACAGTATTTTGAAGGACATCTATCGGGCTGATACCCTTGTAACCCACAGAGTTGTATGCGATCGTCTGCCCAGTAGCTGCAATGTGTTTGACATGAATCATGTCCATGTTATGCACGTAATACAGACCTGCCGGAGCATCAATCTGATACCATAATTCTCCTGTCTTTTCTTCAATGACAGGTTCAACTCGGGATGGATCTAGGAGTAATAACTGTTCTACCTGGAATCTGATGTTGTACATCTTGAGTGCATATCCATTCCCGTAGGTGTCGCGCATTACCTCCAGCGTTCGAATGAAGTCAAAACTCGTCATGTTCTTATTTGGGGAGTTAGCCACCAAATCCGAGACATGGTTGTTCACTACCGAGAAGTCTTGATATAACTTTACCGGCAGGCTGGCCATCGCATTCGATAACCTGGAAACAGCCGCAAAGATCGTTTCGTTATTCGCCAATATATTACTTGTCCTGGTCGCGAATATGTTGCTTGGCGAGAACCATTTCGTAAAGTTGTACCCATCACCGCTATACTTATTTCGTAGTGCATCCCAGGCTATTTTGAGTCTGCTTTTCAATTTCAGTTTCATCACCCCCTTAGCAGGTCATTAATAGAAATCACCTGAACATCACCGGTTGGTTCTGGTCTTGACAACTTCTTCATGACATCGGTGTGAGCATTCAAAAAGGCCGCAAAACCGTCTATTTTACGGTAGCGACCTATTTTTGCCGGTATTTTATTGCGGTTTCGGTCCTCGACCATTTTCACGTTGTTAACGTACCAACGGAAAAGCCGGTTGTTGTTGAAAATAACATTGCCGTCCAAGAACCGTTCTTTCACATCATCTACCGCCGGGCCAAGAGTAAGATAACCTTGTCGCACGACTTCCATATTAAACCCCTTGGCAGTTAGCGACTCAACCAAACCCGTAGCCTTTGCGGGGTCGAAAGTAATCTTTTCGATTATGAACTTCTTGGATTGTTCTTCAAACCACTCTCCAACAAGCTCTTTTCGGATGTACTCATCTTTAACGATTGTCAGCAATCCCAACTCTTCGTACTCTCTGTACGGGATCTTCTCATTCTCCAGCAGCACTTTCTTATAAGGCACCCAAGAGTGAGACAATACCGCAACTTCGCCAGTTTCAACAAGAGGGAATTCTAGACAAGCACTCGTGAAGTCCTCTGTATCAGATAAGTCGAAGCCCCCGACGCACGGAACAGTTACCAAATGGTCAAAGTCGATTTCCTTGTTGTTTTTCTTAAGCGTTTCAAAATCAAGGAACGATTCTTCTGAACTATTAACGAACATATTGAACTTCTTTGTGATAAAATCGTTTCGTTCCGATGGTACGCGCTTCGCTTTCTCCCAGTCCTCTATCATGTCCTGGAGCTTTAACGATACTCCGATGTTTGGATTAGCCTTTATCCACATATCCGGTTGTTCAAACTCTGATTCGTCATCCAACTCGGCTATATAGTAAAACGTCCTCTCATCCGATTGTTCTGCATGCACTCCATTCAAAACATCATCGCCCTGCTCGTAATAAGTTACAAGCGGGCCATCCAATTGATATCCGGCAGTAGAAATGTAAATTAGCAGCGGTTGGTCCCGGGAACCACGAGAGTTTTTGATAACGTTGATTAGCTTGTAATCTTTGTACTCGTGGATTTCGTCAAACACACCAATATGTGTATTTAAACCATCCAGCTTTTCCGAGTCCGAAGCCTGCGGTTCAATTTTGGAAAAGGTTTTGTCAAAATGGATTGCATCACGTAACGGACGAAATCTTTGCCGTAACTTCGGAGACGCTTTGACCATTGCTTTCGCTTCGTCAAACAGTAACCGCGCCTGCTTCATGGAGTTGGCAAGCAACGGTATGTCGGCCCCGTTTTCCCCATCCTTGCTAACTCCATACAAGGATACCCCGGAAATGAGCGTCGTTTTCCCGTTCTTCCGACCAACAAAAATAAGGCCCTCCTTAAAGCGCCTTAATCCCGTATCCTTATGAACCCATCCGAACAAGCTCCCCAATACAAAATGCTGCCACGGTTGTAAAATGAGTTGTTTGAAGTTACCTTTTGACGGCTTGCAGTACTTCTCAATAAAACGGATAGGCCTGTGGGCTTTTTCCTCATCGAAAACATAAGGGAATTTCTCTGTTCCCGCCCTCTCCAAATCTCTAAGATGCCGTTTACAAGCTAGAATCACCTTTTTACTGGCGATTATATTACCGGCTACAACTTGTTCGGCGTACCAGGTGGCGAGCAATATTGATGATGGATTATTTAAAACATGAATGATTCCAGTTTTAGAAGTCTTCGAAGTCGTCTTCTTCATCGCCATTCACAACCTTTTTACGCTGGGCAGGCGTCAGTCCGAGAGACTTCAAGAGATTATTAAGCGTCTGGACAGTCTTGGTCAACTCGATCGCTAGCGGATTTTTAACCAAATTTGTAGCTCCAGCCTTATTTGTATACTCGTACATAAGAGGGTTGTCTTTTATTTCGTCTTTCAGCCTCCTATAAAACTCGTGCGTCTCAATGTATAGCTTTATCAATTCCTCATCGGATTCTTGGTAGTTATCACCGAGATATTCCCTCACGCTTTTTGCCGTTGGTCCTGCCATCTGGGTTACCCCCTTTCATGAAAATTTTATCCGCGCGGAAAACGCAGGAGGCACGCCGGTCCCCAACGAAATGAACATAGACTTCCTTGGGAGGGGGGGTACATCGATTCAGGTGCCATCCCACTCCTTTTAGCCGCTTCAAGCGCCAAATCAATTCACCATACTTCGTCATTGGCTCTCGACTGTATCACCGTTACTCTCGTGCTGGTATGCTTGACCTTGCCTCTCCCCTTCTCCGGGTGCTCCTTGTTGTGGCATGTAGGACATATGCTTTCCAAGTTCTCCTCGTCCAGTGCTAGGTCAGGGTAGTCTTCCAAAGGCTTGATGTGATGGACTGTGTTGGCTGTTGTTATCTTCCCTCTCCTTAGACATGGCTGACATAGATAGTGATCTCGATTGAGTACAAACTTCCTACATCTTAGCCATTCCTTTGATTTGTAAAAGGGATTTACTTTTTTCATTTCGATGCAATGATAGGTATGATTGCACCAATGGCAATACCTATAGCGAAGGCTACAAACGCCCAATGGTTTCTCATTAATGCCTTACCTATCCCGCTCCTGCCAACAACGAAATTACGAATGTTCCTTCGATGTGCTGCCTTCAACCTCTTCATAGATGTCTGCTCAATGTACTTGATGGAGTACGGCATAATGAGACTTCCATATCTCCTATACAACTGGAACATTTCTTTCAATTCTTGTGCAGTGTAAGGCTTGGCTCTTTCCTCGGTGCGTAAGAGTTCTTCAATCACATCGTCTGTCAGCAGTTTAAATCCGTGCCGCTTCAACCATTTTGTTTTATTGGAGTAAATATTGTTTGTGTCCATGGAATTAATCATGATCTCTTCCCCCTTTCGTTTTGCAAATATAAAGCTAGTAGCAAATAAAACGGGATTAGCTCGGCAACCTTCAAAGCTGCTGACACAAAGGCCGCTATAATCAAGGCCGTCTCAAAGAATCGAAGCATCAATGACGCCCCCTGTCTTTTGTTCATGAATGTTCAATACGTGTTCTCAATTCCTCCATCTTCTCTTTGATCTGCTGCTTAAGCTCTGCTTCTCTCTTAGCAACCTTTCTCTTAGCTTCCTTTGTGTGATCTGGACCAAGACTGGCGAACACCTTATGTGCACGTCTTATGCGCGCCTGTATGTTCCTTATCTCTGCATCTGTGTAATGAGATACATACTCGTGACTACAATGAGGGCAAACGAAATACACTTTGTCTACGCCTCCAGATAGCCGCTGTGTTTGTATTTGATCTATGGCAAAGTCATTGCCGCACCCAGCGTCACAACGTGAGAGAAGTCCGTTCACTCCATCACACCTTCCTGTTAATCCGTCTGTTCTTAGACGAGTATCTTCTTTCGTCTAACTTTAGATAGGTATACTCAACAATCAACACTACGAGAGTCAGTACCGACCCACCCCAAAACGGAGCGGTTACCCACCACCACGACCAATCAATTACGCCGCACAGCTTCAAGGTGACGAATACCACTCCGAGCAATCCAACAACTCCAATACCTCCGCTGCTATTACTACCTGTTTCCTTCGCCATTTTCTTCACCTACCGTTTCTATCAGCTTGTTTAAGTACCATTGGGCCTTTTTAAGATCCTCTACGCCGTTCTTTCTCTTCCATCTCCATAAATATTTCAAGATGTTACCGGTGGTATATGCTTCAAATCCTGTTAGGTCTTCTGTAGCTACCTGTATGGCGTCAATACACTCGATCTTTCCGGAAGTATAATGAGTTGGGTTTATTGGATCATTCATAGGATCACCTCACACATAAAACAATGAAAATTAAGAACAACATACTATAGATCGCTTGTTGGTATTCGCCCTTCCGATAGTGTCGACTACCTATAATGGCAATCACCGTCCCTCCGATAAGCATTAGCGCTCTTAACGTAAGTATCATCCACTCTATCCAATTCACCTTCCTACCTCCTCACACATAATGAATTGATTCAAGCTCTTTTTCGCTGTATTCGAATAACATGAATCTTTTATGCGCTCCTACAAATCCGTTGTCACGATGCCATTTATCCGTGATGTTCCGTGTTGCCAGCGTCCTTACTGCCATGCCGAATACGTCTTTTGTTTCCTCGACGTGTAAATGTCCCGTGTGGATCTCCCTGTTCTTTGCTCCGCTCCATTCCAACGGGAACTCTATCGGGAATATATTGTGAAGGTTTTTTCTGGCTTTATCTCCATGTGTGATGCCTATGAAGTTATCCCCGAAGACGTAAGCTTTTCTTTCCTGCATTTGATCATCCACATTTACTTGCGGGTATCGCTCTTTGATTAGCTGTACAAAAGCCCAGGCGAAACTCTCGTCATGGTTGCCGATCGAATAGACAATGTTCACTTTGTTTGATTGCCTTATCGCATGTTCTATCAGCGGTTCGAAGAACTTTCTCGCATCGTTCCAAGCCTTCACCATGTCCGCCGCTTCAATCTGCGTCCCGTTAGCCGTCTGCCCTCTGAAATTGTCATTGTGGAGCATGTCTTGGCCCAAAATAAATAAAACCTCCTCCCATTTACAGAGAGAAAGCTTTTCGATGATCTTTTGTTGTGTTGGTTTATAGTATTCATAATCCGAGATACCAAAGTGAGCGTCGAAAATGGGGATTTCAAGCATCCTCTTTTCGGTCACCTTGGCCGGATTAGACGTAATGACGATTGGTTTTATGTTTTTGATCTCTTCTATTAGGTCTGCTATGTTCGGCCCGTTGCTTTTTGGCTTAACGGTTATTTGGCTCGAAAACAGCGTTACCGTGCCGTCTTGTTTGTTGTGTTGATTCCATTCAGACCATTTGGAGGATATCAATTCCCACTCGTTAGGATTGTACCCATGGGCATCAAGCAAGTATTTTGGGTCTTTGATCTTTTCTTTAGCGATCCGTACCAACCTATCCGATCTATGTGCCCCATTTGGCAGTATTTCAAACGATTCTTTGTATCCGGTAGGTGCTGGAGAAGCTTCCACGCGTTTTAGACGTTTACGGACACCTTCCGAGGATATGAACAACTTGAATTCCTCGGTCAATTTCGCGGCAATTTCTGCGAGCGTGCCACTCCCTCTCAATTCTTCCAAACGCCTTATTTCCTCTGGTGTCCATGTCGAATGTTTCTTCATCCAAGCACCTCCTTTGCATTGTCTTTTTATTTCTTATGCTCCCTGTTGGACTCGAACCAACGACCACCGGGATATAAGCCCGGCACTCTTACCATCTGAGTTAAGGGAACGTAAAAAAACGCCTTATTGGCGACTGAATTTTGATTTCGCACAACGACATATACCAATTATGATTAAGCCGATGAAAATTCCGGGAATGAACCATAATTTGTGATACCAAGGCATTGCTCTCAATAACGCATATTCTAATCCCAAAATAATCAACTCCTTTGTTATGTACACCGCTTTATTTAGGCAGCGGCAGCCTCCACGATCCATACCTTATGCGCTGTGGTCACGCAAGCGATAAACGCCGGAGGTCGTTTGTCAGGTCTGGAGTAGCCAATATATAGAGGTTATGAATACCAAATTAAAAAGAGCAACGTTTGACCGCTGCTCCTTGGTCTACATATGGATTTGGGGCGCTGCGGTTTACCACATCAACCTAATCAAGGCTCGTGGCCGGACCATAGTCGCGATGACTTAGCCCCGGTCGTGGGCTCCTGTGTTGGACTCGAACCAACTTCTCAACGCCTTAAAGCAATTATAGAACAAAATCATAATGCCAACCACACTAGACTGAGCTACGCTTAACCTTTAACGCATGATCAGCATTATCATTGCACATGATTATGTGCCTCTATTAATAAGGTGGCATCCGATAGGGTTAAAAACCGATTTTTAGAGCGCCAGCAGAAAAATGTTATTATTTAAGCTTTCGTTTACCTTTTTCTCTGCTTTCACGATGAACTCATGAACTGTTACTTGTGATATGTTTAACGCTTTGGCTATCTGGCGTTCAGAATAACATCCACAGTATTTCATCTCGTAACATTCGCGTTCTCTTGGAGTTAGAAGGTATAAAGCTTCCTCGATCATTTCCCGTTCGCTGTCTGTTATCGTTGTTGGGCTGCCACAGGCAGCAGGATTGGCGAACGATTGCATTTTTAACGGGTCCATAACTATTTCTAGTTGTTCCCTGGATCTTCTGTGTATGGACCGCCTGGAGCCTTTGCCGTGCCCTCTATTCAGCCAGTCTATCGCAAAGTTTAGATTGCTCATATACCAGTTGATCCGCTCACAATCTTCTTTTGCTTCGTTAAGCATGTATACCAGTTCTTCATTGCCGGGGTCTGCTTCGCTCTTTTGCTCCAGTTCTTTGCGCTTTACATCAGCTTTTATCTTTACTTTGTGTAGCTGATACCTAGTCAATCGGTAGCTTTTTAGTAGGTCGCGCATCCTCACCCCTCCAATATGTCCATCAAATCTATTTGGCCTTCTGTCGAATACTCCGACCTATCCACTATCAGACCTTCATCAACCCACTTTTGCGGCGCTTCCTTGGCGTAGTGAGGCCAGACCATCTCCCCGGCTCTGTGACGCTTTGGATCGGCGTTTTCGGCCTTCTGGGTCCACACCCAAAATGATTTAGCTGATATTTTGGTCATATTCATCACCATTTGCTTTTCTAAATGTGTCCCTATGTGCTTTTCTTCCTCCAGGCTTAATTCCTAAAACTCTTGCCCTGATTCGTAGGGCCTTTGGTGTACGTTCAGGAATAAACCGGGCGGATAATTCTATGAAATCAGCCTTTGGATAAGCTTTCATCAGTGATACAAGTTCCCTATCGTCTCGTTCTGTCCATCTATACCGGGCACCCGCTCCGGCCTTCTTCCGTTTGTGGAATATCACTACCCCGGCCTTGACATCTAAGTAAGTGACTGCGAAGCCATTCGCCCGATGGTCGTATATAATCCTATCCACATCTTTTAATGACATATTGTCAATATAAACCCTTTTATATGGATGCTCGCCTTCCCATTCATACATGTTTTATCCCTCCCTAACCCCGATATCCGGCCCCCGCTTCGCTGGGTTTATTCGGTCGCTTGTCGAGGGCCTTCGGCCTATTTGTTACGCTGTCGCCTTTTCAGCATCTTCGATGACTTTGAAAAATTCGCTAGCCTTAATTTCCTTGAACCCATGGGGCGTTTTTTCTTGGCACGGGTCTATAGAACAATAGACAATGCCATCAATTTCGAACAATCTACTACGGTATCTTCCACCTTCAGGGCTAATGTAGAAGATCAGCCGGGGCTTATGCTTTATTCTGATTCCGGCTTCCTTTAACGTCTTAACCCAAGCCTTAGCGACTTTAGAATTACCTTTGAACTTCTGTAAACCATCGTTTATAGGTAACGCGAGAACCTGACCAAAATTTTCCTTATCCTTATCCGTTGGCACGATATAAAAAGCAGTATCAGTTACAAAATAAGATTCCGACTCGATATTGTTTGCTTGATTAAACTCATGAATCAATTCTCTAACACGAGAACGGTTTTCTTTATATTCAAACCAATCTTTATGCAATTCACTTTCCTCGGTAACAATAAAATATCTTTCCATACTCTTTATCTCTCCCTTTGGTTTATGATGGGGTAACTCACCGCTGTCGGCCCATTTTGTAAAAATTCCATATGATAAATAACAGGGAAGCAAGAACCACTACGACAACTACTGAAAAAATCGATATGACAAGGATCTCCACTTTACTAGCTCCCTTTGGTAATGGGTTGTTTAGGGGTTTATTCCTCCCCTGGTAGGTTAATAGAGGTCCATTCAGCTAACCCCATAACTACATATCCTTCTTTCACATATGCCGGATCATCCAAGATGTACGATACTTTCTTACAAATGGCTGAACCCGTGTACTCGTTATCATTCGGGTCAAACTCTCGTAATACCAGCATGTCGCCTACTTTAAAGTTCCTGTCATTGCTCCGTATCTCAAAGGTTTTTGATCCGTCCCATACAGCTTGGAAGTATTGAGGCCATATTTTAAGCTCGTGTTTGTTCACTTTGCTTCTTCCTCCTTATCTCCGTATAGGGATGACAACGTTTTGAATGCTTCATGATATACTCGGGCTTCGACTGTGTATGCTTCTGCTTTATTAGTCATCTTTAGGATTCGTTCTAGGGATTCACGTAGTTTATTTTCCCGGGCTTCTGCGGCTTCTGCTCGTTCTCTGTGCTTATGTAGCGCCGCGCAAGCTGCATCATAGGCTTCTGGTGTCGGGTATTGCCTGAATGCTTCTAAGCGCCATCTCTCGGCTTCTGCGTGCCAGTGCGATGCGATTTTATATAAGTCCTCATCGTCCGGGTCTCGCTCCCATTCATTCAGTTCTTCAAGATACCGTTTATCCTTGTGCCAGTCTCTCATCCCTGCGTCTCCTCCTTCTCTAGGGGATAAAAGGGCCGTAAGAGATTAATCATTTTCTCTACGGTATCTAAGGGATCATCAAATGGGTCCATTGCTTCCCATGCATCGAGAGCTTCTTTTATTGCCGCTTGTGTTTTATCTGCTCGTTCTCGTTCTTCATGAGCAAGATCAATAACGTTTTGATACATTTCTCTTGCTTCATCCCTAGATGCATCAGTAATACGCAAGAGGTTTGTTTTATGGTTAAGTTGCTCTTCAAGTTTATCTGCCCGTTCTTTTACCTGTTCTAACTGCTTCATCTTGATATCCAACATTTGCTCCAAGTTGTCCGCACGTTCTTTCTCTGCTGCGGCCTTCTCCCTTAATTGCAAAGCGTCGTCCCGGACTTCTGCGTATTGTTGAAGCCAGTACATCGGCATTTGCGGTTGTTCTGCAATTAGGTCACGTGTTGCCCATCCTGATCCTCTCTGGAAGTCTTCGCACAACTTCATATCCTTGTGCCAGTCTCTAACCTGTTTAGTCATGGGATACCTCCAAAAGTTCGTAGTCCGATTTTTTCCCACATTTAGGACAAATAAAGAATGCACCCTCTCCTGGAGCCTCATTAATGCGTGTGATTGGATATCCACACTTTTTTTCAGTTGCTAAATCCCAATCTCGGTCTGACGACGTTTCGTTGCAGTGGTAACATCTTCTCACCTTATCCCCCGGCTTTATGGTTGGTACTGGAGCAGGATCGGGGTCGAACTTCCCTTCGTTTATTGCGTCTTCGATAAGATCAAACTTTTCAAGAGGCGGCACAGTCGTAGTCCAGAATTTATCTGCTTCCTCGCTCTTCTCTAGCCATTCCAGCAGCTTATCTGCATCTATTAGCCTTTTATCCATGGGATACCTCCACAATCTCATATCGTTCAGCACCGTACAGCGCGCGCCCTAATTCTGCTTCTTCTTCCGAAGGTTTTTTGTCGATAATTAAACTTTCAAGCTTATCCAAGCCGGATTTAAGGTTGTATAAGATCACCTGATACTGTTTAGTCACTCTCTACCACCTCCAATTTGTCTAAACGGTAGTATGCTGGATACGGCTCCCACATCGATCTTTTCTTGTCGTAATTGGGCCATTCAACGCGCACTCTCTGCCCACTTGCGGATATCTCAAGCACATTTCCTATTCCGAGATATTTCATTTTTCTGTCTTTATGTCTCACCTTATCTCCCGGCTTTATGGTTGGTAAGGGGATGGGACCGGGGTCTTTCTCGTCATGCAGTACAAATATGTCTTTCGTTTCTTGGTCGTATCCAACGACAATAAGTACACCCTCTTGCTTTCCTGCTCTGATTTGAAGCGTCTTTCCGTCAAGTTCTTCCCACTCAAACGGCTTTATGTCCCTAAACAAAGTTTGTTTATCCATTGCCTCTTACCTCCCCTAATAAGTACTGCGCAAACTCGTTATTGACCGTGATTTTCTTTTTGCCCTTGCATAAATAGCATGTTTCCTGTATTGGTAAGTTGTTTTCGCCCGGCACTGCTTCCCATCCCTTGCCATCACATTCATAGCAATCTATCTCTCTCATTGTTTATATCCCTCCCTAGACCTAGACCTTATACGGCAACCGCCTGACGGCTAAGCTTATTCTGTCGGACGATGGCCTTCGGCCTGGTGCATACTATTGCTTTTTTCCCTTTAGGATCGTCGCTATAGCAGCCCTTAATTGTTCGCCATTCTTGCTTTTGTCGTATTGCTCTACGGCTGCCTGTAACCGGTCGGATACATCCTGTAGGACTTTAAAATATAGGTCAGCTTTGTTCATTAAACACCGCACATCCCCTCACACTCGTTGCCAAACCCATCGAAATCGAATTCAAGTTGATTCTCGTTCAAATCCACTTCATCCAGCGGCACACAGCTCCGATGTAGGAAAACTTGGCCTTTCATCCTCGGCATGTTACGGATCGCCTTATCGACCATTACAGCATCTTCCCAAGCCTTTGGTTTATTTCGCTTCATATCCAGCCACGTGGCGTCTGAATGGAAGGGGCATCCGATACACGACGACTTTGGAGGCACGGGATATCCATTTCGGGATAGCCAGTTCATGCAATCTAGTCGATTCATCATTTTTTCGATTAAGGGATACCGATTTATGATCCAACGCTCCCGAGAAGTTTTCACACGCTCGATCTCGTCCGTGCTGATGCCCATCCACATTGTTATGGGTTCCTTGATCTCTCGGGCTGTTTTTACTCCCAAGAATCGTTTCACGGCCCTGCGAACTGGTTGTATCTTGTATTCGTCCGTACACTGTCGCATTACCATCCCCGTGTTTCCTTCATCGTCAAGGGTGAAGAACGGCAAGGAAGCCACTCTGGAACCGTCCTCTGCTGCCTTTAACAAGTCCTCCCGAATGTTTCCGTTTGATGTAAATTCAACAAGGATTCCATACTTCTCAATTTCTTTCTTAAGCCATTTGGAATATTCATATGTTTCTTCTTCCTCCCAACCGGGATCAGAGAAAACTATTAAATCCGGTTTAGGTTCAATCTCGCCTCGGCAAGCCATAAGAGCCATACAGGATGACTGAACACCAACACCAAGCGATATTACATTCATTGTGCCACGCTCCCAATGTTGTTTTTTTGCGGTTTTGCCGCCATCGTATCGACCGAATAATCCCTAGCCGTATAAGGGTGTATAAGGGTTATCCTTTCAGGTGGGATAGGGCAGTACGGGCCTTCTCGCCTAATATCGTTTGATTTCCTAGCTTATAATTACGATCATCTGCATACCATTCCAGCGCCTCTACCAACTTTTCTTTTTCATTCAGCAGGTATTCCCAATATTTTTGTGCAGCGTAGGGACTTCGATCTTCAAGCGTAATCATCATGCTATCCATCTCATTATTGAGCCGTTCGTTTTCCCTTTGTAGTCTTTCTACTTCTGATAGGAGAAGCCGTGCTTCTTCTGTGGTCATTACAACGTTCAATTTTGTTTTGGGTAATTCTGTATTTGCAGCTTCTACCAAATCAACTTGTTTGCGAAAATCTTGTATCCGGTCATTCATGGTGAGCCTCCTTGCCCATCACAATGATACGTTCGCCTGTCATGTCTCCCTTTACGATAAAACCAACGACTTCAAGAGTTCTGCCGCTTGCAAGGTGGATACTTTCGCGGCCTTTGCGTTGTATCGCTTTAGCCAATTCGCCCATCAAACTTGGTGGCAACTTGACGCTTTCATATCCTCCGTCTTTGATCATTGCCGTTATATTAATTTCCATCCTCTTTAGCCTCCTTTAGATGATGAGGGGTGATTAAACCTCGTCCTCGCTGTAAAACACGCTTGCTACAAGCTCGTATACCGCTATTGCCTCCCAAGGATAGTCAGCTTTGATTTTGATTACTAAGATGTCGTTCTCATTGGTGAAATCAATAGATATACTGCCGCCTGTGCCGTCATCAAACACAAACTTTATCTCGTCTCCGTTATCAATTAAGTCTCTTTCTTCGATGCTGTAATTATGTTCAAGGGCTGCTTTTACCAAGCTTTTAGCCGATTCTTTGGTTTGATCATTGACACAAACGAGCAATACATTTTCCACGTTCATCTTCCTCTCAAATTTTAGTTTTTCTCCCCGAAAACTTTGTTTAATGGTTAAGCCGTTTCTATGGCCTTATGGGAGGCTCTAGTTTTTTTACCCTTCCGTTTATACTCCCGTATGTCCAAAACCGCCAGAATCACGCTCTGTGGGGCTTAAAACATCACTCTCGATTAACTCCACTCTTTTGACTGGGCAAATTACGCCTTGAGCGATCTTTTCGCCTTTGTTAATCATGTACGATCCTTGACTGTACTCGTATGGTTCGCCACTCTTTGTTCGTTCGAACATCGTCTGCCCTTTTAAATCAAGGATCACGCATGATTCATCAAACAAAGATACGTTGTCAACGATTACTCCAACAGGGCCACGGTACGAGGAATCGATAGTGCCAAGTTGCACCCGGAGCTTAGTTTTTGATGTGATGCCCGATCTAGGACGAATCTGCATTTCATAACCAGCCGGGATCTCAAAAGCAAGGTCCGTTTTAATTGCTGTCGTTTCTCCTGGGCAAATCAGGACCGTCTCCGCTGCGATCAAATCAAAACCACTATCGCCAGGCTTTGCATACGCTGGAATAACTGCGTCTGGATGGAGCTTTTTTACTTTTAATTGCATACTTACACCGCCTTTGTCTTTTTCTTCGATTTTGGACCGCCTAGAATCGCTTGTATGACTTCCTGCTGATATTTGGTGCTTGCTGTACCCATCCGAATTGCTCGGGCTATTTGAGCCAATACGAAAGCGTCACGCACATTATCACTTTTGCTCTCAAATCCCCAATGTTTGTAAATGTGAACGGCTAGTTCGTCTTTCTTCGTTGTGCCCTTGCCGCTGGCAAATTTCTTTAGGGCGGTCGGCGCTGCCTCGATATATTTAATGTCTCTGCCGCTAAGCTCCATTCGAATGCCCCAGCCGATGCCCCCAAGCAAAAAACCAGACTGTGAAGCAAATCCAAATCCCTCAATTACAATCACGTCGTTCGGTTCAACCTGTTCAGAAACTCTTTCGATAATTTCAATCATTCTCCATGGATCTTCTTCTTTACTGGTGATCTCCATCGAGTCTATGACTTCTCCGTTTTTGTCCAGGATTACAAGCCCCGTCTTTGTACTTGGGTCAATTCCGATAAATCTGGTCATTGTTTTTTCGCCCCTTTATGGTTTACTTGCTGCGGTGCCAAGCAGTAGTTCCGGCCTTCGATTTCGAAAACAGTGGGAATGCCTTTGGTTATTTTCTTAACGGTCGCTTTACGCTTATCACCGATTTGGACTGGTCTTTTGTTCTCTTCCACAAGGATTCCTCCTTACGCCATTTTTCCGAGCGCTCCGCCTTCTCGTCTTTTTACAAATCCGCCTCTACACTGGTCAACTGCCAAAATTAAAACCTCGTCTGGATCTCGACCAAGCACATCGGCAATTTGCTTAATGCTCTTTCCTTCTCGCCACATAAGCTTGAATTCTTTGACTTGTTTTTCGTCCCAAACGAAATCAAGTTCCTCACATGCGATATGGATTTTATTCCGTGTTACGTAAAAGTCCTCCGGTTTCATACCCTTCGGCAAGTTGGACATCTCCTTTCCTGTAAATCAATTCAGCTTCGGCTCTTATACGATCCGTCCAATTTCTGCTTTCGTCGTTCCTGACAGCCTCGGCCTCAAAACATTCCCGGGCGTACTGGATCGACCTCTCTATGTCCTTGTCTATCATTTCGTAGTCGTCAATGTGTTCCACGACGCAATACCTCCTTGATTAAAAGCACATATACAGCGGGCCAGAGTAGCGCAAATGCTGCGTAGAAGGTTGGGGTTGTTATGTTTCCTGCCTGTAATAACCTGTTCAACTCTTTGACGTCCCTTTGCATCTCTTCCCGTTCTTCAACGTCATATTGCTCATCGTTCGCTTTATTTGCCATTGATGATATGGCTAAGTGAATAAACCCTCCGGTTGCTAGGCCGATCAAAATGTATATCGTTAGCCAAGTCCACGCCCCCACTTTTTACACCTCATCTTTCAGGCGGTAATTAAGCCCTTCTTCATCCAGAACCACTTTGTATTCCCTGCACATTTCGTTAATTCGGCTTCCTGTCGCTTCGTCAAATCCGCACATTCTAGCGATTGTCCATTCGCTACTGATCATCACAGGGAGACGGTTCAGGTATCGGTAATTTATAATTTCGAATATCCGTTCAAGTTGAAATTCAGTAGGCTTTTCACGGCCTTTAAAAAGATCGTCGATGTAAAGCACTTCAACCGTCTGCAATCGATGCATTTTTTCAGGTAACAGATCGAAGTTTGATTTCAAGTCCGCGCACCCCTCTACCCAAGGGAAGTACAGCACCCCTATGCCTTGATTAAGTAGATAATTGGCTGTAGCCATCAGGAGATGGGTTTTCCCTGCTCCGGGTCTACCCAAGAGGCAAAGTCCGTTGTTTCGTTCGTTCCGAATATCCTCAAATCCCTTGGCGTATTTATAAGCTGTTGCAAATGCTTGCTGAACTACAACCGGCCTAGTTTTCCACTCGAAATTTTCGAAGCTCATTTCCCGGAAGCAATCGGTAATTTGACTGGCTTTAATCAATCGATCCATCCGGCGTCTTACAACACATTCGCAATCTCGCCAGTATTCAGCCCCATCAACCTTGTAGAAATATCCTTCCTGACCTAGGCATTTAGGACACTCATCAGGTGATTCCGAGTTTTTCGAGTTCGCTTGGGTCGAATGGTTTGTTTTTGTCTGCCGAAGCAAATTTACTCTGGCTTGTAGGTCTGTCATTATGTCCTTCATGCTTTCCAAAAACGCCGCCTCCTTCCTGGTAGTCTTTGTATCTCTCTTCGTTTAAAAAGGTCTTGGGATGTTTGATATATTGCTGATCCGTTTTAAGGCGATCACATTGAGCCTTGTAATTCTCCGCGCATTGAATAATAAGTTGTGGGTCTTCGCCTCTCTTCAAAACTGTATTCCAAGTTTTAAAGGCTTCTTGCTTTCCTATCTTGCGAGGATAGATATTCCAGAAGGATTCAAAATCAGGCGTATATTCTTTTTTCTTATCCTTCTTTTCATTCTTTAAGTTCTTATCATTCTTGTTAGTTGTTAGTTGATTGTTAGCTGTTTGTTGGCTGTTTGTTGGCTGTCGGTTAATCTCTTTGTTAGTCGTATCTCCGCAACCCTGATAAAGCCCCCAGTTTACAACGGTTATCAGCCTATTCTTCTTTGTTGATTCGTTTGTTAAAAATCCATGCTTTTCTAATTTCAACAAAGCAGTTCTGATGTTTTGTGTTGTTACGTCAGATGCGCAATTTTCCTTCAAACTATCGAGCGAAGTAATGAATTGTCCTGGCTGTACTTCGTACACTTCACCGCGAAATTCCCACGTATTTGATTCGTGATTCGCAAGCAGAAGGATGGTCATCATCACATCCCTCTGCTTGCTGTTCAGTTGTCGGTACATGGGACTTTTCATTACTTTTCGATGGAGTTTAATCCACCCGTCCATGTCACCACCTACTTAGTAAATAGTTCCAATATTTCTTCTTCAGGTCTGTTCCCCATTCGGTATGGCAGTGCCAGAAAGTTCGCATCCTTGAAATAGACTGGTTGCATCCTACCGGATACTAGAATGTCACCATCATATTCATCAACTGCCAAAAGGAGATTCTCGTTTACATATGCAAAGATATTGTTTTTCTTGAATACCCTCGTTCTTATCCCGGCCAAGTCATAAGAAAATCCTGTGTCTTTGGCTTTCTCTCCCTTGCTTGCTCCGTCCAAAATAGCAGCATGATCTATAGAATCCCCTTTTAAAATCGAACCCGAAAAACGGTCATATCTGATATGTGTTCCTTCTTCTGGGAACTGTGTAAAAATTGCATATAAGGCAATCTGAACTTCCTTCGGAATCTCCCTGAACTGTACCAACCAATACCTGTCCGTTAACGTGTGGACCCCATCCTTTAGCGACCACATCATATTCTTTTTTGATGCCTTGATTTGTTTTACAAGTCCCTTAACATTGATACTTTTCATCTGCTTCGCTCCTCCCATGAGGGTCTATTTAATCTGGGTTAAAACCCACTTAATCGTGCTAATTCTCGTAATTCGGCCAGAATTGTTGTTGGGTCCGATCCGGTCTTTTTGCATTCCAAGTAATTCAGTAAGAGAGGCATCCATAACCGCTTATTCGAGTGAACAAGACGGTGCATAGGGTCGGAAAGTAAGACACAGTTCCATACCTCATACTTGCCTCCACCGCCGCCCATGCCTCCGTACACCACACGATGTAGATGCAGACCGGGGCCGGGCTTGCCGCTAAGCAAGCACCAATTCCCGTCCCGTTTCTTGACTTCTTCCCGGACCTGTTCTTTCGTTAGTTTTTTCTTCCGTTCTCGCAATGGTGTATCTACTTTGTTCCGGCGGCCTAACTGTTCATCTTTTGAAAATGGATGAAATCCAAATTCCATAGGATCACCGCCTATACTTCTGTTTGGTACTTTAATATCGTTTGTAGAGCCGATACTTGGACTTTTATAGCGTCAGCAGCTTCAATACCGGCCTTAAATTGGGCTTCCGTAAAATCACGCTGAAATAGCTTTTCATGCACATTGCCTTTAGCTACGTCCACAATAAGGGTCGCTTGCATCCCTTCGGATTTTAGCTTTAGAATCTCCTGGGAGAGCGCCAGACGGTAATCACGTTCAGCCTCGGCCTTTGCCCTGCCCAGCCCGAAAAGTGCGTCTGCGGACTTGCTAAGGCGTTGAGAAGCGGCATGTATTTCTTTGGTTACGTTTAATAGGTCCATGCTTCACCTCAAAACGGCAATTCTGAATCTGGAATATCTATAGGTTTACCGTCATCATGGAAAGGGTCAGATTGTCTATCCTTAGATTCGGATTTATTCGACTCCAAAAAACGCACATTGTCAGCAACAACCTCTGTGACGTATCGCTTCCCGTTGTCTGTATCCCAACTACGAACCTGAATCCGGCCCTCTACCGCCGTCAAACGTCCTTTGCGTAGGTAATTAGCGCATGTTTCGGCAAGTTGCCTCCAAGCGACCACAGGGATAAAGTCGGTTTCCTTACCACCGTCTCCATTTTTAAAAGGCCGATCTACCGCCAGGGTAACGGTATAAACCGCTACTCCTGATGGCGTATATTTCAATTCCCCGTCCGATGTAGTACGTCCGATTAAGATAGACCGATTAAGCATTTACTTTCTCCTTCCCGGCATTCTCCAGCCGTAAACAAAGTTCGTCGTATTCTTGTTTAGTTAGATCCTCTGCGTTTGTTTTCTGGTAGTCTTGCATAAGGGCTTTTTTAACATCAGCCGCACTTATACCCCTGCTGCTTGCGATTGCAAACAGGCGCTTCACTTGACCTTCCGACCGTTTGTCAGGTTTGTTTTTGTATTCAACTTGATTGCCGGTAACGCCGTTGGCGTCATCATCTTTTTCCGTAGCAATTCCCAACATGGCCGATAATGAGTAACGTTTCATGTAAGTAATCTGGCCTCCCAAATCTTGCATAGCTGAACTAGCAATAGCACATAGTCGATCAGATTTAACCCACTCACCGGATTCGTGGAGTAACATAGTCTCCACGGAAATCATTAATCCTTGCTCGGTGAAAACGGTTTTTGCATCCTGAACGACAGCTATTTTGTTTTCTCTGTAAACCTCTTTAATCGCTTCAAATATGCCGTCCAAATCGGTATAAGAAAACTCATAGCTTCCGCCTGTCTTGGTTTTAACAGTTACGTTGGTATTGTGCTTTGGGGTCTCAATCGCTCCCCACGCTGCGACTAACGCTTTTGAAATAGCTGCATTAGATTCTGAAAAGATCATATATATCACCGCACTCTCAAAGTTTTCTCTTGCACGACCTGGACGCCGGGAATGTCCTTGCCAGCCTTCCACGCTTCGATAATCTCTTTCTTTTGAAGTTTTGGAACCGGCGGTGGTGTGACAAAATACTTCTGCGGAATAAGGAATTCATCAATCACGGCAACCTTTGGTGGGTTTGTTTGGAGGGAAACGGTAAATAGTTCCCCTTTGACCTTTTCCAACTCCATGCGCTTCATGACGGTTTCCAGGTTGTCTTTTATCCGTTGAGCGTTGTTTTCAATAGCCGTACGTCTAGCTTGCAAGCGCGCTTCTTCCGCCTGAATAGCCTGCGCCTGGGCCTCTAGCGAACGAATTACCTTAACCGTGTTCTCAACCTTTTCCTCGATCTTCCCCTCGATACCAGACAAATACTCCTGTAATTTCTCGTTATCCGGGTCCTCACTCGCCATTTCCAGCAAAATTTCATACTGCTCCGAAAGCTCATATAATTTCATAGGCTTTACAACCTCCTAAAAAATGTGATAAATTAACCGTAATAAAATTTGTTTAAGTTCACCCAACGTCCTCGGTTGCCGCCGAGGTCGTTTTCGTTTGTTCAGCTTCTTGTAAGGCCGTTTCCAAATTTCTAATAGCGACCTCCAAATCGTGGCTGATAAACATGCCTGCGATAACCATTGCTGTTCCTGGTGAGACGTTTTTCGTTCCGTCCTCCAGTGCCTTCAAGCTCTCCAGCGCTGCCAGTAGATACTTTTTCATTTGGCCCCTCCATTTCTTTTAAGATCCGCTTGTATTCGTCATATTGGAGCGTACTGCTGAACGCGAACTTCGGATGCTTGCCATCCTGAAACCTGCCTCCGACAATGGATAAGGCTAACCTTGCCGGAAAATCATCTCTCGCTGTAATCCTTATGGGCATATGCAAATTGATTCACCTTCCTTATAAGAACGCCTTCCGCGCAGTCCATAGCTTCTTTTGCGCAAGACTCACAATGCGGTTGCCAGTAACTACCTGTCCATACTTCGTATTCAGCAACTCGGGGGCAACCGGCACATTCAATCATTTATGCCGCCTCCAATCTGTGTGAGCATGCCTCCAATTCGTCAATTTCCATTTGCAAAAAGGTGATCCAACAAGGGTCTGTTACTTCTCCGCTTTCAAGCATCCAACGTAGTTCAGCTATTCTGCGTTCAACTTGATTCATGGTCATGCTCCCTTCTATTTTGTTTTAGCTTTGTATAATGGCTCTTCAAACCACAAACTGAGTAAATAAGCGCATCCGGCTTCTTTGTGTTCATGTTTGGGGTCCCAACTCCGCATGATTGCTGAAATGTGATTTAAAGCAAGTTTCTTATCGATTCCCTTTTTCGGAACACAATCAAAGGATTCAAGCCCTCGGAAAAACCAAGTAGACACCAGGTCATTCCACTTTGTGTACCCGTTTTTAAATTCATCTGGAATCTTACTCATTGGAGGAAGTAACTTCTTCATATCCCCACCAAAGGAAAGGTCAAGCGCTGTTACTTCTTGCGGAAAATCATATTTGCTCATGTCTCATGCTCCTTTCGAACTTGTGATTACATATTCAACCGAGTTTTAGCTTTCTCCCAAATGTACTTTGGGGTGTATCCAAAATATTTCTTATTTACTAGCGCCGATATGCGAGAAGGCGAACAGCCACATATTCTTGCAAATTCGGATTGTGACATTCCTTTTTGTCTTAGAGCCGCCTTGAGACGGTCAACATATTCTGGGTCGGTAACATCATTAATCCACTGTTGTGTATCGTTCATCATTTTTTCATCCTGCGCGCCGGATCGGCTTCCAGGCATCAATAAAATTCAAAACCTCCTGCAACTCATGGCGCAAAACGTCTTTGTAACTCGGCACTCCCCAACGGTCCTTAATGTCTCGGTGTAATTGACGGTATAGTTCGCTTCGTTCTTCCCGGTCTGACACAAGGCTGTACACCTTTTGAGAAATCGCCTTTTGGAGTCTCCGTTGTTGGCCGCTGTCTAAGGTGATTTGACTATCCACCTTTTGCTCAACACCGTCCAAACGCTCCACTATCATTTCTTGGCTTGCTAATAGGTTGTGGGTTGCTTGCATAAGTGCTTTCAACGGGTCGGCCGGTCTATTGAGTTGTTCGCGCATTTGGTTAAATGCCCTGATGTACATTTCTTTGAAACGCGCAGCTTCTTTCCCCGTATATCCCATTACCAGGAATGAAAAGCCGTCCTGATTCATGATTACTTTTCTGCGATGCTGGCCTTTCGCGTCGATATAGTCAACCGACGCAAAATTGCGTTCGTTAAATTCGGCGCTACACTCCAGGTTATCAATGCTTCGCAATACGTCAGAGTGCCGTTTCCCAAATACCTCCGCCACAGTTAAACTGTCTGTTACCGTCTTTCCATCTTGAATAAATACCAATTGGTTCATCTGATTGCTCCTTTCAATGTCTTTCCTCCCTGCTGCTAGTTTGCGATTGAGGACGCCCTTTGGTTTCTTTTTCTCGGTGCCGTTTTTGGCTTAGCGTCCTCGCGCAAATGTTCAGCATACTTTATGGAGAGGCGAGTCATTAGAATATGCAACTTATCCCATGCATCTTCACTCAACCCAGGATTAAACGATTCTTTTCCCATTTTCAGTCCCCTCCATAGCATCAAGCTGTGTCTCGTCGTGTCTTTTTACGACACTGCGTTTCAAAAAAATTTTGTACGGGCACGCCTAACAATTTGCTTAGAACAACAATTTCATCAGCATAAATTCTAACTTCCCCATTCTCTTTTCTGGTATATGCTCTTAAAGATATACCTAAAGAATCAGCCACCTCCTGCCGAGTCAGCCCCTTATTTACACGAGCAGCTTTAATCGTGATGATCAT